CCGGCTCATAACCATCGCGCATCTGTAAGGACACGTTGTTGGCTAATGGCTGACCTAGCACATGAGTCGCTACCCAGCGAAACGTGTAATCTGGATCAGGTGTCGGATCGGGCAGGTTGCTCGGTGGTACGTATACCGTACGAGCAGATTTATCGCGCGACTTACTGTCACGATTTGAGCGGTCATTAGTTTCAGCCATCTTAGTTCTCCAACTTTGCTACTTGTGCAGCATACTGCTGCGGGGTTAAACCAAATTTTCTAGCTAACGCCACTTGCGTTTGAGTCAGCTTAATTTTTCCTGCACTCGTAGAACGAGATACAGAGGCAACCACTGTCGTAGGTCGTTTTTGAACCTCACCAGACCTTGGCTTGTCATTTGTCTGCCCGAATAAATCAGGAAACGTTGACCTCATGCGACCATCAATTTGATCGAAATATTCAGCAGAGCGGGGATCCACTCCGTTTGTGACTAGCTTTTGGTGCAGCCCTAGTGCGTAGCTGGTGTATTCTTCAAACCCTTGCTGTCCGAACCACTGGTTTTTTGCCTGCCAGCGCAGAGTTTTTTCGTCCGGTTCAGCCCTTGAAGGTTGGGCTTGTTGCGTTTGTACATCAAAATTTTCTTCCTGTAAAGGGGTAGGACGATAATTTTTTACTTGTTCTGCACGAATCTTTGCGTCCATCACAGCTTCTTGGGCTTCAATGATGGCATCCGTGTCGAAGGACTCTTGGGCTTCCTTGAGTTTACGCCTTGCCATAGCCAGCTCAGTATCGGCTTTTGACTTAGCGCCTTCAATGATGGCTTCTTGTCCTGTGTAAACGTTTTGCTTGAGGCGTTTGTTTTCCTCAATTAACTGCTGTGCAAGACGCTCAAGCTCTTGCTTCTCACGCATCGTTGCTTCTTTGACACGGCGCTCGTCGTGACGGGCGTGGGTCAGCTCTTTAATGCGTCCTTTGACTTTGTCAGAATAGGACTCGATCTCTTCATCGGTCGGATCAAGCACTTCACGGTCTAGGGGCTTGCGGCCTCTGTCGCGCTCAGGCGTGTCGTCTTCAATTTCAATCTCTACTTCATCAGCCCCTTCAATCTCAAACTCGACCTCATTGGTCTTCTTGTCTTCAACTTCGTCGGGGAACTTGTACGGTTCAGCCATATTCTTCCTTTCAAGCGCGGGTCAGGCCGCGAGGGTCTTGCACAACAGCATCAACTTGGTCATCGTTGATGAGACGGAACTCCTTGCCAAAGATTTTAAATCTTGTGCCGGAGTAAGTACGTACTAACACGAAGTCGCCCTCTTTACACCATGCCCCGTTAGGAAACTTGGCGGTGTCATTGTACGCATCGGGGCCAACTTTCAAAACAAACAACACAGTGGTTGCAGTTTCTTCTTGGCGCATAAACTCAACTGGTTTATACAGGTTTGATCCTGCAATCTTCTCGTCGACATCTGGCACAGCGCAAAGAATCTTCCAACCTGTTGGGGTGGGAAGTTGCGTGGCTTTCAGCTCGTCTGAAGCATCAGGCTCGGGTGCATCCAAAGGTTGGATGGGTTCAGGCAGTGCAAAAGCACCGGGGGAGAGATCAAGATCACTCATTAGATTCTTCAACTTTCTGTGCAAGGTCAAGTAGATAACGCTCTGCAAGGGCTAGACCCTGAATAATCCCGCAGAGTTTTTGGTACTCTTCAAAAGTACGGCAAGAACCGCCAGCCAAGTCATCGGCATAGTTGTTCATGTCAGTGCGTATTTTTTCACGTAATACGCGTACGAAGTCTTGGATCATGATTTAGGCTCTCGTTGTTTGCTGCTATTTGAGAGCGCAGCAGTACGCGCCTGTAAAGCCATTTGAGCTTTATTTTTTGCGATGTCGGCTCCCATTTGGAGGCCGGCACGTTCTTGTTCAAACTGTTGCTTGAATTCGCTCTCTTTGATTTGCGCACCTGTGCGAAGAGCTTCCAACTCGAGTTTGCCGCTGACTTCTTGCTCTTTCAAAGCCTGTGCATCGGCTTTTCCAGCAGCGTCCATCATGATCTTTTGTTTCTTCAACTCCAGCTCTTGCGCTTTGAGTTGGAGTTCTTGCATTTGCAACTGCATGACTGGGTCTTGCATCTGTTGCTGTGCCTGCATCTGCGCAGCCTTGGCTTGGTTCTGCATCATTACCTGTTGAGCCGCCTGAGCCATCATGCCGGACAACGCGATCTCCACTTGTGGTGGCAACTTCTCGTCTTCGGGAGGCAGAGGCATACCCAACTGTTGCTCGATCTGCTGGCGCATCTGGTAACCAACGTGCTCTGCAATGTGCGCCGTAATTGCACCCATAATCTTGGGAGCCTGTGGGTTCTGACCAATGAACTGCTGCATCATCGGGTCTTGCATCAACATCATGTGCACTTGAATATGCGAAGCGTGATCTTGATGTAAGAACGCCTTAAGCGGTTTGCCTTTGAGTGCGTTCTGATTCTCTTGCACTGGATCAACCGGCTTCTGATCGTCCTCGATCGGTACAAGTTTCTCCGCGTTCTTGATACCCAACACGTTTAACATACCGCGATGTAACTCTGGTAAGTTGTAGATGTCCGGAGCCATCTGCGCCATCTGAATGACGGCTTGATACTGGATAACGCGCTGAGACATAGTCGCAGCGTTGGGGTCTGACACGGGGATAACATCCACCAAGTCATAGTCGGCTTTCTTAGCTTTACGAGTGCCGTACTCGGGTGTGTATGTGTAGTCTGGATCCGTGTAGTCGCGGATGATGTTCTTCAATAGCTTGAACTCTTGCTTCAGTGCGAAGTGCACACGAGCCTGAACAGCCGTCATCACCTTCAGTTGACGCTCCAGCAACGCAAGCGTTGTACCAACGGGAGCCTGTGCAGACATGTCAGACACCTTCATGTCAGCAGTCGCGGCAAAGCGACGGCCTTCATCAACGATGGTCTGCATCAAGTTAAACAGCGTAGCGCTTGGCTCCTTATATGGCAGCGGCAAGATGTTGTCGCGGATTGTGCCCGAGCCAACGTCTACATCACGGAACTCTCCGGGTGCGATTGGTGTGTCGTCGCCCTTGATTCGCAGGCCTCGTGTCTTAAGTCCGCCGGGCAAATTGCTGAGTGTTCCTGCATCGACAAGTTGTCGCATGAGGGATGTAGCGGATTTAGCAAAGCCTCCGATAAGGTGGAAAAGCCCGAAACCGTAAGCTCCAAAGCCCGGAATATATTGGTAGTGAACGAAGTGCTGGCGCTTGAGTCTGAGGTCATCATCTTCCTTCCAGTTGCGGCGAATTGACAGGATGTCGTTAGAGCCTTTAATCAGCGTGACAACGTACGGCAACATGATGCCGGTCTCTTCACCAGAGTCATCTTTGTCTTCGTAACCTTCAAGGTTCAAATCTACATGGCACTCATAAAGCGTGTAGCGATCGTCATTCAAATCACTAAAGCCTGTCTCTTTGTCCTTGGCTTTCTGAATGTCTGTCAAGTCTCTGGGTGCGTCAGATAACTCAACGTCAATGTAAAAGCCTGCTTGCTGTAGTTTGATGATCTCGTTCTTGGTCTTGCGCATGACGTGCGTGATGCGGTAGCAAGTATCCAGATCCGTTGTGCCGTATGGCAGATACATATCTTCCGCAGGAATAAACATCGACACTTGACGTCCCAAATTGGGATCATAGTAGACCTTCTTAAACGCTGAGCCTGTGGCTGGCAGTGACCAGAGCATGCGCTCGTGTTCAGCGCGGTACTCCGTCATGACTTCCGTCAACTCGTAGTTCATGTCGTCTTCAACGTTAGACGCAACTTCTTTCATCTCTGGCGTTTCTTTGCCGATGAGTTTGCTGCGCACAGGCCCTTGGGCTGGGAACGTCTCAGTGATTGTCTCTGCTTGGAATCGCACAACGGCTTCTGTAATCATGGGGTGGAACACACCGCATGCGCCGTTCCATGGTTCTGTACGCTCTTCAATCTGTAAGCCTAACAACTTCAGACCATCAACGTATGTCTTCTCCCAATCCTTGCGGCCATTCTTGTCGTTGTCAATGTCAGACACCAAGTCACCGGCCAATGATTGCAAGGTACCACTGTTTATGTACTCGGCCAAGTTGTCGTCAAAGCCTTCTTCATCGGGGTCTTCTTTGCCAATGGTGATCTCAATGCCATCCATACCAATGGTGACTTCTTCTGGATCAACAATTTCAATCTCTAGTGGGGACTCCTGTTCGCCCAGCGCGTCGATGCCCACGGGTTGTTGGTACAGCGCTTTATCAATATTCGTTGCCATGTGTGTTCCTAGTAGTATTCGTGTTTCCTACGGCGAAAGATCTCAAGCTCATCTTTCTCGTCCGTGTCTAAAGCAATAAAGCCGCCTTGCCTAAAGCGTAGCAGCGCCTGTGTTGTCGTATCCACGTAGTCGTCGTGCTCCCCAACTGGGAACGCGGCCATCTCTTCAATCACTTCTCGTGCCCAGCGTGTGTCGGGTGCCCAGACTTTACC